ACTTAGATAGCAGAAACGCAGATAGAAAAACTCCTGGTATGAGAGCGGTAAATTCTAACGTCACTCTTAGTGCTGCGTTAGAAGAAAAGTATGGTCTACCTGTAGACTCTCCATTCCAGTTTACTAGAAATGTAGTTGGTATTGACCTTACTAATTCTATTCTTAAAACTCCTGATGGTTACAAGCATAGTAAAGATACTGCTGGCAACACCTACGTGGATGCGGAGGTTGATGGTTCACAAACTATCTATCTCCAAACCTCGCTAAATACGGCTCAAGGTTTACTCGCTAAGGGTTCGACCATTCACATAGGATCGGCCTTTAGCTCCTACCAAAATAATATTGGTGTTGAGCTAGATAACTCTAAGACTTCGGTAGCAATCTTTAGCATTGACCACAACCAACAGCAAGGTCTTAAGGCTAGGAACTCTTCCTTTAACTATAATGTTAATGCTGAACAATTAACGCCTGCTGTGGGAAGTTATCAAAGCGATTTTACTTTAAATGGTCAACACGTAAATCTAACTAATTCGCAATTTATTCCTACCGAAGTGAGTGGGATGTATGATGCATACAACCGCTTGGCATTTAATCAAGTGTTTGGTATTGATGGTGACTTTGAGACCGAAGGTTCTGTTAACCCATCAGTTATCTTAGACAGCAACTCTTACATGAATGCAGTAAACTCTGGTAGCATCCTCAGAGGTAGTAGAGTTGATCAACCGCGTTCTTCTGGCTCCACTTATGTTAGACCTACTTATGGAGCCGCCTTTGCCGTAAAAGGTGGAAGTGTTTTAGATTTAAATGGAACGGGTCTTTATGCTACCAATATTCTAGGACCGAAAGATCTGTTCGCTCAACAAGTTTGCGCTGGTATCTGTGCAGATGGTGGCTCTACGATTAATGTAGCAGGCCCTACGAGTATTACTCAGTATGGTGTAGATGCTCTTGCTCGAAACAATTCGACTATCAACTTCCAACCACACATGAAGAATGGTGTCATGGATGTTAGTGGATACGGGCTTGATAATCCAGGTCTAACAGGTGATAACAATAACCACACTAAAGTTCAACTTCACTCTACAAGAGCTTGCATAGTTGCGGATGGGAATTCGGTTATTAACATGCGAGATCTAGGAGACTACACTACGACTTGGGGAGATAAATATCTTACGGCCACTGGTGGTAATCCTGATTACCCAACTTCTGACCACGCTGTTCAAGGATTACGTTACAAAAAATCATTATGCACTTCCGCTGGATTTATGCAGTTCTATGCTAATCCTTTTGTAACTTCTGGAATTTTTAATATATCCCCTCAAGCTGTATATCCCACCGTAAACAAAGGGATTGATCTTGCTACTGATGTTTGGTCTGACTTTGAACTAGACACTACTCTTACTCCGACAACTTTCTCTGGGGTATCCATGGGAGGAATGTGTGTTAGGGCTACGAAGAACAGCACTGTTAATGTTCTTAACACTAAGTTCCCTTGTGGATGGCTAAACACTTCTGGCGCTTACTACGATTTATCTAGCACCAACTGTGAGCTATTGCGTATTTGGAACATCGCAGACAACTCAGAACTAAACGCTGCTTTCCTCATGGTAAGTAGTTATCACCCACAGGATATGAGTGCTAACTACTACGGTCCTAGTGCAATGTGGACTGCGACTACTGACACGGGTTTGTCTGGTGCTCCATCGTCAACTCCCGACACTTCAACTGCTAGTGTGCTAGACACGTTTGGATTAGGTGTTGATACGGGTGGTGAGTTAGGATTCTATGGACAAACCGAACACCAAAACAATGGTCCGTTCCGCATCTACGTTTCTCCCGCTGCAATTAGTAAGTATCTTGGGCTACCGATGGACGAAAATGGTAACCCTTACAACCCACCAGAGCCACCAGCAGCGTTTGTAAGCATGGGATATGATTTTACAGATCAGGCAACACTTAGAACTGGTGTCCCATACCAAATGTTCGCACAGGGTTATAACGCTTCTGGTGACTGTAGTGCAATTAATAATCAGGGGGACACCTATAATAACCCAAGCTCTATATATCCAGAACTAGGATTTAGTGCATACATTGAAAGTCTCCCAGAAGATCAACGAGTCGAAAACGTAGCATCCTCTTTCTACTACACCAAGGATATGCTACCAAATGATTCCGAACATAGAATTTGGTTAGACGAATCAGCAGCAAATACGTTTGCTAATGCTAAGAATGGTTTACTTAGCACCTCTAATAGAAAGAAGATATTCTCAGTATATCGTAGCTGGTTCTTTGATGATGAGCTAGGATATGGTGAAAGTTACTATGGAGGTAGAAATGGTCTTGGGGCAGGGCCTACAGATATGGCTAGAGGCATCGGATCTATCAACCTGTTTGATTTAGGTAGGTATTTATAATATGGCTAATTACACGTTTACTCAACCGATTCGTTACTACAAAGCTAACGACCCTTACTACTATGAGGTAGATAACATTCCTCTACGACAGCTAGAGGAGAACATCTTATATGTCAAGGGCCTCATTGAAGGTGTTACGAATGATCCTGGCACTATCACGGGAGGGTTGTTAAACACTAATAGTGAGCTTGATATTACTATGATCAAGCAATTACGTCCGAAGATTGGTGGTGGACGACAGGTAATAGTAAACGCTGGATTATTCAACTCTAGAATTAATGACGCATTTGATGTTAGCAAAGCCCTTGGAAAGCTGGTTCTAGATTCGGTAGATCCTGGTGATCCTCTTAGCCCTATTCCAAATCTACAATTTGAAATGGCTGGTGGTTTGAGAGATGCTATCTTTGATAGATTCACTACAACTGCTGCCGCATCTAAATCATACAACATTAACGGTTTAGAGTTTGCTTACACGTTCTACAGCAGCCCAGGTAAGCTTGGTGGTAATTGGGGTTGGAATACTGGTAGTAGAACTCCACCCGCTGAGGGGTCAGAAAATTACCCTAAGTATGATGGCGTTGATCAGTCTAATGAGCACCGCTGGCCTGGATACTCTAACTTCGGTCCATTAGCTGGTGCATCGTTAGCTCTTTTGGTGAACAGCGCAGGCTCTAATCAAGTAAGGTACGAAGCACAAGACTTACCAGATATTCACCAAGCATTTGTAAAAATGTGGAGAGGGGTTTTCCGCACTGCTGTTGTGGACTTCCCTGAGTCCGTTATCACGATTCCTGAGTGGAATGATGAGGACTTCTATTACTACGATGAAAATGATGAAAAGGTCACCATCGCCGCTGACCAGCGGATTGACCTTTTAGTAGCGTATAGTGTTCCAGTCGATTCTTCTGGAGCAGCCCTACAAGATTATGAGAATGGATTTACCAACACGGGGTCCACGCCTTCGCCAAAACGGGTGACGCAGCCTGTTCTCGGACTCTATAAGGGTGCTGGTATCGGCATCCAAAAGAGCGGGTTACAGAACATCTCCACCCACGAAGGACCGTCTCCCGACACCCCACCCCCAGGGTCCGCTCGTATTGTAGGTAATGTATCTGACAAGGAGACTGACGCAAACCAGGGCATTACGGATCGTCTTGGTAATAAAATTCACGGAAGCTTCCCTTCTCCAGATGACCTTCTGAACATTGCACCTATCATTGCTCTCGATGTTGATGCTGATGATCTACAACTGGTGGGCCAGACGGCTCTGCCTATCGCTTACATCGTTGTAAAGAAGGATCAAAACATTATTACTCAAGATGATATCATTGATATTCGTCCGTTCTTACGAACGACTGAGTTCACTTACAACGAGCGTGCTGGTGTAGCTGCGGCCAACCCTCCTCTTTCTTTTGCTAACCCAGCCGTGGGTGCATATCAGCTTAAGGAAGTGGTTGATGGCCTAAACCAAAAAATTGGAAGTATTCCTCCCCCACAAGCAGTAAACGATGGACAGGCATTGTACACTGACTACGTAATGGGAGGTCTTGCATATGGTGTAGAAGGAACTCTTCTTACCATGTGTGACTACACTCAAGGTCCTACTGACCCGTTCGGATCGCAGGCCAATACTACGTACACTAACCCACAGACTGGCACACAGTATAGCCTTAACTTTACAAGCTCTAAGCAGTTCTTAGAAAGCCAAGACACGACTCTGAGAGAAGCATATCTTCAATATCTTGTTGAGCAGCGTCAAACTAACTTAAAGAGGTGGTTGTCTGACCCTAATAGCCCAGGGTTAGGAAACCAAACTGGCTCTCTAACTTACTTAGGTCTTCCACAAGGTAACACGGGTAGAAACATTCCAGTCTTCCCTGAGTGGGATATTCCTGCTGACGGCAATAATACTCCTGCATATTTTAATATTACTCCAAAGGTTACTTGGTGGATGCACTTTGAGGCTACCACTGATAACAGAGGATTAGCTTATGTCCCAGGAGGTGTAGCATCCGCACAGATCGCTAATGGAAATAACTACATGAATCGTCTTTACGAGTTTGGAACTGGTGACGAGCGATACAATGCTAAGTATAACGTCTGCTCAAAGAAGATTCAAATCACGCTTCCACCGTGGTGTAATGATTACGATGTCTTGGTTGAGTACACCAACTGTTCGCCTCTAACTGGCGTAACTACTAACGATGGACAGGTTGGAACGGGTGGCGGATTATTTGTAAACAAGGGTCCTGTATACGTTGATTCGGGAACTGGTCTGAGGCACGCTGTATTCCAAATCAATTCGATGTCAGATAGTATTAACATCGAGCCAAACAGAATTCAATCTTCTATCATCGAAAATGATGGGGATATTCGTGATAATGATTCTGGTAATTTCACCGCTGCAAACCAACTATCTAATAAACTGTATCAGTTCCTAAGCTACTCTGTGGTTCTACCTCAGTTTAGACAAACTAGATGGGACATGCGTAGACAAGTTGTCGCTCCTGGTGTTCGCCGTTATGCACCAAAGACTGGTGCGGCATACTACCCAACTGTCAAGTTCACTATCGTAGGATACAAGAGTAGCACCTTCTCTAGAAACACGAACTACACTACAGGTAATAACTTCTCCCTCATCCAAAATGTCATTAATGGTCAGGGAGTAACCAACTTACTAGGGGGACAAGCTCCTATCACCAGTCCTTCCCAGCCTAGTTTGATTGACATTCAGTCAGTAACATAGGTTAATGCCTCAAGATCTAAGCCAGTGCAAATGTGAGGAACCTCCTATTCAACCGCCTCCTGGGGGTAACAACTATGTTGCCCCACAGGTAGCTGGTGATTGTTTTAGATTACCAACTCCACCAGGAGGTGGTGGGGGCGGCGGTGATCCTGTAAATAGTGGCGATCAACTTAACTCTGGTTTAAAAGATCCCTTTATCCATATTGGAGGAGGAGGTGGAGGTGGTCTCGGTGATCCCCCAGGTGGAGGGAATCCACCTTTTCCAAAGCCTGTAATTCCTGTCCCTGGTAGTGACCCTCCTGGTGGGGGAGGTGGTTTAGGTATAGTGAAGCCGATTACAGGGGGAGGAGTTCCAACTAATAATCCCGTGGGTACTGTGCCTCCTGTTCCAACAGTAATTGGAAACAACGGTCCCTCACTAGATAAAATTCCCCCTCCAGATCCTTTAGGAACTCTTAGCACTGGTAACGTACCTTCTAATATTCCCTCTGTTGCCATGCCCGTTAATCAACCAGGGCTGAGTAAAATTCCTATGTATCCTGTTGAAGATGAGTTCTTCGACCCAGAACATAATTTGTTTATTACGCAGGACCAACAGTTTCTAGCTTTTGCTAATAACCAATCACCTAATCCAGTTTATGCCTCGAATGGTATATTGAAAGAACAAATTAATTCTGCCGTAACTCAAATCTTAAGCCCTGGATCGCAGTATTCTGGTCTAGCCATTTCTAATGTTGTTTACAACTTTAAACTAATTCCTGAATCTATTACTGAACGTGTAGCTGAAAAGTTAGCAGAAGCAGAAGTATACAATGTTGTATCTAATAGAGCTTCAAGCTTGCTTGAAGAATCTTTACGGCGTTCTATTATTTTAGGAACAATTAGTGATTATGGACAAGACATTTTAGATGAAATAATTGCCACTGGTAAAACTTATTTCCCTGATGGTATACCTAAGTATCCTGAAAATTATGGAGGGCCTGAGGGGATGGCATACTCGATTGTTCGTAATAGTGGTGCCCCTGTTCTTTTTCCAACTAGATACCAAAATGGAGATACAAAGAGAGAGATACAAAGATGGAGACCCGTCCCAAAAGATATTGATATGACAGCAGCAGTTAAACTAAAAAGTGGAAAATTGACTGGTGTTAGAGTTAGAAATGATGATGGGCTCACTGTCCGTAAGAGAAATCCCACCGAAGAAGATCCGACAGGAACCGAACTAGACAGTATCTATCAGTTAAATGATTTTGTTAAAGTTCGAAGAGTTAATCAGAGTATCATTGGAGTTGGCATGAATTCCCATAGAGATATAGCACACGTTATACCCTCTCCTCAAGAAAACATGATCCAAGGATTTTTAGAAAATTCCGAATACACGCCAGAACTTATTGTAAGTTCGACAACTTACGGAGGTAGTGGTAGTGTTGAAATGTCTGGTGAAGGGCTAACCATACCTTCAATGATGCTGTTTTCCTCAGTCAGAACTACAATTAAAGATCTTCCACGTAGTAATCCAAATATGCAAAGCACTCTGATTGATTACGAATTAGCTTGGGACTCGATTGAAAATGATAATTACGAAGGTTTTGATGCCACAGTATCCGCTTGGTCAGGACCCAGGTTATCAATCTACATTGACTACCGTGACCCTATTTGGAACTACTTATTAGAGAGAAACCCTGTACAGCTTAAGCTCAATGATTTTGTTCGCCCCCTAGACGGCAAACTCCATGTACGTAAAGTATTCACAGACTTTGCTATCTACCCTACTAATCTTGTTAAGTATACTCCATACCAAGGGAGGTCTTTATTGAGCACCTTTAGTCCAACTGAGCACTCAGTTAGAACACTTAGAATTTTTTCTAATCCTTTGGGTTCTGTGGCTAACGAGGATTACGTGCAATCTGAAAAGACTGCTGATGGCAAATCACCCTCTAGAGAAAAAGATAACTATGCTTTCGGTTATGCTGCTAGATCAGCGGTTGTTCAGCAGGCAGCAGAACTTCATGGAACATCAGCTTCCTTTACCACTATCAAGTCTCCTTTAGGAAAAGTTTTTGATAGAGTAAAAGAAATTGATGATAATTATAATATTATCGACAGCTTCCGTGGGAAACGAATTCCTCAACCAGACGTATTTTTTAATATGACTGCTGGTGAGGTAGCCGAATTTTACTCATTTGTCCCTGGGGAAGTTAAATCCAGCTTGTTTGCAGGAGCCTATAATAATATTGAGATCTTCCCTGTAGAAAAAACAGCACAAGAAAAAACATTCCTAACATCTGAACGACTAACGGGAACGCCTCTTACCAATAAGATTCAATCCACTGCTGTTCCTTTGTCGGACTACATTCCAAACATCTACAGAGGGAGACTGTTTCAAGAAGACTAATGCCACTAATTGTTAGACAAGGTGATGAGACGCAAGGTCATTGTTGGTCTAAGGCACCTCTGGGTGCAACACAAACAAATGTTACTGTTCACGGCTCCCCTGTTGTTAGATTAGGAGACCAAGCTACTGGTGGCGTACACCCTCTTACGTGTAATCACGGCACCACCGCAGCATTACCAAATCACGTTGTTCAATGTGCTCAAGGGAGTCCTAATGTATTCGTAGAAGGTATCTCTGTTGTTAGGGATGCAGATCCCATGGCGTGCGGGGACGCAGCAGACACACCAACAGGAGTATTTGTTACCGCTAACGGTGGGGGAAACGCTTCTATTATTTTTCCAAATGCTAATCCAGCAGCCATATCAGAGCTTGAGTTTGGTTTAGAAACTTTGTCTTATGTGGTAATGGGAATTACTGATAGCTACAGCTTTAACCTCGAAGGAAAGATTAAATATACTTATAATTCTTTCGGATTAGTTGATGGAGAAGAATGGGAATATTGGACCCCAACTGCTTTAGAGCCAAAAAATCCTAATGGATTTGTCGTTACTTTATCAGAAGAAGATCCTGATGGTGGAGGACCGTTGGTTTCGCGAACTTTTAATAGTTTACGAGGCGTTGGAGCACCTGATTTGCCATCTGTAGCTCCACAAATTTATAAAGATCCTTTAGATCAATTTGTTAGCTACGTCATGATATCAGGCCCTTTCACAATTGATCCTAGTAGTGGAGCGGTTACATTAAATCCTAACTTTGTTCCTCCCAAAAATCCAAATGATCCTACACGCTTTGCACGCAGGATACCCATCGAAGTTAAAATTAAGTATAGCAACGGTATCATATTTGAAGACATCAGATACGAAATCCCAGTAACTTACACTAAGGTATAATACAAATTTAAATAAAAAATAAAACATTAGTTTATGCAGGCTAAATATAAAGTAGGGACATCTATCTGTCCTGAGCAAACACAAAGGATAAAACTATGAAAATCAGAGTTGACGAAAGTTACGTAGATGCCCTAATCAACAACGCTGCTTGGGACACTGCAAAAATTAAGCTGGATGAGAAGAAGGAACTCTCGCCTGCTCAAAAGAAGATGGACAAGGACGGCGATGGCGACATCGAAGGTGATGATCTTGCGAAGCTCCGTAAAAATGGCAAAGGCGAAGATAAGCCTGAGAAGCAAGAGGAGTCGGTTGATGAGCATATCTGCCCGCTCTGTGAGTCGGTCCTAGAGGAAGAGCTTTCGGACGATCAAATCTTCGAGCACGTTAATGAGATTCTCGGTGCGCTTGACACCTTGAACGAAGAGGCTGATGAAGAAGAGGATGTCGATGAAGCTATGGATAGCGAAGACGAAGATCCTAAGGAAATGAAGAAGAAGAAAATGGCGAAGGAAGCCGTGATGAACGCTTCGAAGAAGAAGAAGGTCGATGAGCTTGGTGGCGATGGCATGTCTAGCGCAGATGACTACGACGACGACATGAAGACGGCTCGCGATGGGGAAAAAGGTGGCAAGGATGAGGCCAAGAAGTCCAAGAAGGAAGCCGTCATGAAGAAGGTCAAGGAACTCAAGAAGTCCGCTAAGAAGGCGTGAGGTTAACCTATGACGTTCTCAGTTGGAGATTTTGCTGAACAACTAATTGCTCAGGAGTCAATGAGTGGGAAGGGTGGCAACACCCCTCCTACTCTAAACCCTGTTCAATCTGCCTATTCCCCAGACGTTACTCAACAGGCTCCCGACATCTCGAATGTTGTGGTCCCTGATGATTTTGTAGCTTCTATTTCGGAAGGCAAAGAGCCTGTGATCCAACAAGAGTCTGCTCCTGAGGTCACTGAGCAGCAGCCAATTACTGAGGTTGCTGAATTAAAATCTTTAGTCAGTGAGTTAAAAGAGCTTGTCAATGAGATGAAGCAAGTTATTCAAGAGGCTACCACGGTGGGTTCGATTGGTGTGAACATGGCTGGTTCTACTAGCAAGGACACTAAGAAGAATGACGAAGAGGATGATATCAAAAAGATCCTTAAGCGCATCAAGGCTAAGAGATGAGTTTATTTAGCATCCTAGAAGGTCGCGCTGAATCAGGCCAAGGCTCTGCCAAAGGTCGTGAGAAGTATGCCACCAAGAAAGGGGCTAGAGAAAAAGGTGCAACCAAAGCTGTAAAAGGTCGAGTTCGCATTTATGCAACCATCGCCAAGGCTCTGGAACAAGGAACCGTGGGTCAGGTGTTTAGCACGAAGGGTTCTGACAGATTGTATGTAATTTCCAAAGCTGGGTGGGGTAAGAAGAGTTCTGGTAAGATCGCAAAAGGTTTTACCCCTGGTTCGTCTACTCCGTCTTCGGACTGGAAGAGTGTCAAAGCTCACGCTGTCAGAACTTCCCTCAAGCACGGTGCCACGAAGAGCAAACGCCTGATGCAGAAGTATGGCCCTGGTGCCGACAACAAGATTAAAAATTCTAAGAAAGCCGTAGGAGGGCAGAAGTAATGTTTATTACCGATACGTTTATCATTGAGAACCTACAAGTCCTAGAGGAATCCAAGTCTTCGGGGACGATGAAGATTGCAGGCGTCTTCCAACGTGCTGATGCACCAAACCACAACAAACGAATTTACGAAAAGAAACTTCTTGTTCGTGAAATGAAGCGACTTGATGAAGCCATCAATGAGCGGAGACTGATGGGGGAACTCGATCACCCCACGCATGATGCAGTAAAGCTTGGCAACGTATCCCACCTCGTAACCAAATTGGAGATGAGAGGGGATGAGATGCTGGGTGAGGCCGAGATTCTGAACACGCCTTGTGGTCAGGTAGCTCAAGCTCTAATCAAGGGCGGTGTCAAGCTTGGCATCTCTTCTAGAGGTATGGGTTCCCTAACTGAGAGGGGTGAGTATTCTGTTGTAAATGATGACTTCAAGCTAGTAACTTTTGACCTAGTTGCTGATCCATCTACTAAGGGTGCATTCCCTGGATTAGTAAATGAGTCTAAGGATTCCAAGTTTATTGATGACACTGTGCGACAGACCTATGATAAAGCATTATCTGAAAAGGTTTTTATTACTATGCTTAGAAACAAACTTGGCAAAAAATAAAAATTTTTAACCTTTACCACAGTTATTCTGTAAATATTCTGAGATAGGAGTTAGACTCTATGAAAAAATCACAAGAACAGACGCTACCGATTGCTGAATTGCTGCCCGAGGGTCTCTCGGAAGCGGCGATCACGGAAATCGCTACGCTAGTTAACACTGTCATCACTGAGCAGGTTGAAGAGAAGGTCCGCGAACTTGAGTCCAAGGTCAAGGGTTTCATCCGCTCCAGAGTTGACGAAGTAAAAGATCAAGCTATGAGAGAGCTTAACGAAGAGAGTGACGTTCTGCGGAACGCTTCGCTCTTTGAATCTGTTAAGACTCTGATGGCACTGGAACTTAAAAAGGACGATGAGGATAGTGCAATTTCCGATCTCGTCCAAGAGCAGAGAGAGCATGAAGAGGAAGTTAACGTGCTGACCGAGGAACTCAAAAAGGCTTTTGAGGAAAACGAGAAGCTCGCTACTTCGCTGAAAGCTGTTTCGGCTAAAGTGGACAGGCTGGAAGAAGACAAGGCTACTCTATTAGAGGCTGTCGATGTATTAGAGGAATCGAAAGAGAAGCCATTCAAGTCTTCTGAAAAGGCTGTAATTATTGCAGAAGATGTTGACAAAAGAGAGGTTAATAAGCCTGAGGCACAGGCATTCAACGAACTCTTAACTCCAGAGGTTATGAAGTTCATGCCTCGATAATCCAATTCTTAAGAAAGGAAACCTTATGTTACAAGAAAACAACGAACTCTTAAACAAGTGGTCGCCTGTGCTTGAGGGGATCTCGAACGACTACACCCGTAGCGTTACTGCTCAACTTCTAGAGAACCAAGCCAAGTCGATTCTTGCTGAGAAGCAAGACCGCGTTGACGAGGCTGATGCTCCAACCACGGTTGGTAAGCTTGGTACTTTCCAGAAGTTTGCGTTCCCTCTCGTTCGTCGCGTTTATCCACAACTAATCGCTAACAGCATTGTTGGTGTTCAACCGATGGGTGGCCCCGTCTCGCAGATCTTCTACCTCGGTGCTGATCGTGTATCGGGCTCGCATAGTCGTACGGAAACCATCTACAGCAAGTACCGCTTGACCTACGGCGGCAACACTGCTAGCGCGGTCTTCCGTGATGCGAATGGTGATCCTGCTGCGAACGTCAATGCGACGGGCAATGATGTGTACTTTAGCTCGATCTTAGGTAACGCTTCTGGTTCGTTCTCGACTACGATGGGCGGTCAGATTGCCGCGTTCCCAGACGCAGACACGATCCTGGGCTACTCGGTTTCGGCTGGTGAAACTCTCACGGGCGATGAAATCCCTGAGATGAACATGCACATTGAGCAGCAACCAGTCGTTGCGCGTACTCGCAAGATGCGTGCGCTGTGGACGCTTGAAGCGGCTCAAGACCTGCGTGCTTACCACAACCTGAACCTGGAAGGTGAACTGACGGATCTTCTCTCGAAGGAACTGACCCTTGAGATTGACCGTGAACTGATCGAAGACCTTCGCATGATCGCTTACGACCCGTCTGGCCTGACTGGCTGGAACCGTGAGGCTCTCGACATGGCTGGCTCGAACAACATCGGCGCTACGGGCCGCAACGCAGAGCCAACTCCTGGTGACGGTCGTGGGTTCACTCCTACGGAGTACCTCTACGACTTCGCTAACGCTGGTGCGTTCAACCCATCGGGTACCAACAGCAACGTCTACCTCGTAGACCTTTCGGGTAGCTTCATCAGAAGCACGAACCCGTTTGCTCCGCAACACGTTGGTCAGGTTTACGCGAACCTGCTCGCCGCGATCAACTTCGCCTCGAACGACATCTACCGCACGACCTTCCGTGGTCCTGGTACGTTCATGGTAACGTCGCCAATCGTCGCCTCGATGCTTGAGTCGGCTGCGAAGCTTGAAGGGGGCATGGCTCCTTCGGATCGTCCAACGAACCTGACGGCTAACTCGATTGAGTACCGTGGCAAGTTCGCTGGCAAGTACGACCTCTACATCGACCCGATGTACCCAGAGGACGAAATCATGATCGGTTACAAGGGCTCCAGCCCGATGGACGCGGGTTACGTTTACTCGCCTTACATCCCGCTGCAACAGCTACCGACCATCACCGACCCGCAAACCTTCCAACCACGGAAGGGTATCCTTACCAGATACGGTAAGGCTGCTGTGTCGCCAGAAGGTCGATTCTACCGCATCATCCGACTTGTCGGTGCGACTGCGAACTTCCTGTACCAGCCTGGGTACAAGACCACGAAGACTGATTCGGGTGCTGGGAATGGCTACAACGTAGCGAACCCTTCGGTTACCTAATATAACTTAGGTTAAAACCTGAAAGAGCCGAGGAATAATACTCCTCGGCTCTTTTATTTTACCTATATAAATTAGAGGATATTCCAATGAAGTATAAATACACTCAAGACTACGAGTCGTGCGCTAATGTTCAAGGGAAGATGATTGTATTCGTTCCTGGTGAAGTTTACGAATTACCAGTTGTTCCTAACCGCTTAAAGGCACATTTAGTTCCTGTTGTTGAAGAGGCTCCTGTGAATAAGGAACCAATTAAACTTGTTAAGAAAACTCCAAAGACTAAGAAACTGCTATGAAATATAAATGCACCTCAAAAATTCCAGTGCTTGTTGTTTTAGAAGGCAAGCTAACCATGGTAGTAGAGGGTGAAATCATAGATGTTCCTAGTCCGATTAAAGGACCATTCTCTCTTCTACCTCCAACTACGTCAAAAAAGGCTGCTCCTGTAGCTAAATCTTCTACTCGTAAAACTCCAAAAGTAACTAACGATGGCGATTCGACCGAAACTAGCATCGTACGGCAATAGCTTCGCTCCGTACGCTGGGGAAAATATCAATGATGCCACTCAAACGAATGGTGAAATTGATATTGACAAACTAAATGCCACTAACATTGTTGATGGCGTTGAGTTCACCCACTTTGAAGAAGTTATTAGAGACTTCATTCTTGCTAGATTAGGTCACCCTGTAGTTCGTGTAGAGCTAACTCCATTTCAATTAAAGACTTGTATCCACGAAGCGATAGGCACGATGTATAATCATGCTCCGCTTTTCTCTACTCAGTTTGTTACGTTTCAAACGACTTCTGGGTACGCTCTGTATGAGCTACCCAGCTATATTCTTAACAATTTAGAGTATGTTGTATACAAGAAAACCTTGCTATCCATTCAACAGGAAGCTGGTACGTTAGAGTTTGATTTCTTTATCAAATATTTCCAAGACAACTACCTATTTCAAAACTTTGGTGTAGGAGAGTTTTATCTTCTGCAACAAAACTTAGAGATGATGCGAAAGATCCTTGGTCAAGAGGGTTCTTTTGATGTCATTGATAATAAGTATCTACAAATTAGTCCGAAACCTGTAACTGATAACCAAACTGTCATTGTAATTTACAGAGGCTTGAACTCGGATACCCTGCACCCAGCTTATAGAAACTGGATTCAGAACTACGCTTTGGCCTGCGCCAAAGGAACCTTAGGACAGATCAGAGGTAAATACCAAACGGTGCCTTCTCCTGGTGGTGGTGCCAAGCTAAACGGGGATGCTCTTGTCAAAGAAAGCCAAGACGAGAAAGAAAACTTGCTCAAACGGCTAATTGATGAGTTCGAAGAACCCGCTAGATTCTCTACATACTAATGGCTCACAATAATTATAAGGTAAGTGTGAAGCCTCCTGCTCTGCCACAAATAGCAGAGTCTACAGGAGAATTAAATTTTTTCGATCCAGTCAACCCTGATATTAACCTGTTCAACATGGTTGACGATGAGATGATTAAGATCTCTGGTTCGGAGATCTTATATTACGAGTATGTGCAAGGCGACGACCAGTTTGATTCAGTCTATATGGAGGCTCGTAATAAGCCTATATCTAAAGATCCAGTTCTGGTTTACGGACACTATGAGCCAAAAGTTCTAGAGGAGAACCTCACACAGTTCGGTATTGAACTTAGCAACGATCAGATTTTTATTTTTAACAAGAGCTATATGGAACAACGGATTAGAGGAAACCTCAAGCCTGGGGATGTTCTCCAACCTAAGTTTCAAAACCAACGGTATGAAATTATTGAAGTTCAAGAAGATAGCTTTGAAATCTACGGTGTATACCACTTAGTATGTGCAGCAAAACTCCTGCGCGACTCTGCGGATGTTCAGGATACTCCCCTTTCACAAGTTAGTGATCCCCTCGGCAGACAAGAAACTGTTACAAGTTTAGAGGATAAGTACGATGAGCTTTAGAGATAATTCTGAATTTAGTGAGTCATTTGCTCAAGGCACTATATCTGCATCAGGCAGTTTAGAGCACCCTATTGTCTGGCTTCGTAATAAAATTGCTGCTAGAACAAATAGGTACAATATTATCCCACACTTCTATCGGAATGCATTACAGTACATAATTTCTAAACTAGGCACCTTGGGTTACATGAATAACGAGGGACAGATTATAGATGTAAAATGTATCCATGCAAACCCTGAACGTGCTATTGCGAAGTTAAAACAAGAAAACAATATCATTCTTCCAATCATCTCTATAAATCAAGTTTCGTCAGATAACGCTGACGATAGAAGAAGACCAGCTTTCCAATTAATTAATGAAACTTTTTGGAGCGAAGAGAAAAAAAGAGCAGTTCGTGTGGTCAGTGAGGCCCCACGCGCAGTAGATATAGAGTATACAATTAACGTGTGGTCAAAATACAAAGCTGATTTGGATCAGCTAGTAGAACAAATTAGGCTACTGTTTAATCCTCAGTTGATTGTAAAAACAGAGTACACAAATGTAGCTCAGGCTTTTATTGATTCTGAATCGGACGAATCTACCTTAGAAACTGCCGACCGAGAAGAGAGAATTTTACGTCGTTCTTTCAAGGTAAAGCTAGAAGGGTACATTCCTAATCCTCGATTTATCATTACTTCTACAGGAGAAATCGAAGAGTTTAAAATGGAAGCTACGATATACGAAAAAAAATAATAAAACTGCTCACAAGTTGAGTAAATACTAAGGAGATATTGATATGAAGCAGATTACAAACTTAAGTTTACAAAGCTGGAACCTTCACCTGCAAACGGAAGAAGGTGTTAAAAGCTTTTATATCATGCCAAAGCAGAGCATTCTTGTTCCTGCTTCATACATTACTGACGATACGATTAGATATCAACAACGTAATCTCATCTCGATTAAAAACGTATAGGAGATAGGTAAATGCCAAACTATGTAAGTCCAGGCGTATATGTCATTGAGAAGGACATCTCTGACTACCCCGCCCAAGTTAATTCGTCTGTTGTTGGTATCGTCGGCTTTGCTGACCGAGGCCCAATTGCAGGTTTAAACAACAACAAAGCCACTCTGATCACGAGTCAGCAGCAGCTTATTGATACCTTCGGTGAGCCTAGCGAGGCTATTAAGGGCCAAGCTCTTGAGGGTGCGCTTGAGATTCTCGAAGCTACGAACTCGATGCGATTCATTCGTGTTGCCAGTGACGATGCCGTGGAAGCGTCTGCTGCTGTCCAACTAGGTGGATGCCCAGCATTCCTAGTTAGTGGCACTGATAGCAATCCTCTTCTGGCTGGTGTTGGCGGGGTTACCACGGGTATCAAAGCTCTTGGTAGTGCTGACTCTGACACTTCGGGCGTCCGCTTTATTGTAACGGCGTATGACCATGCTAGAACCAAGATCGTTGATAATAAAACTTACACGATTCCACGAAACACGATTAGCGTTTCTGCTTCGGAAGGTGCCACTACGATTCAAGCCTTATCTAAGGTTATGGGTGGTTCTTTGGATGCTGATAAGGTAGGAGCTTTCGCTGATGCTAACACCGCTGATGCTTCCTCTTTCATCGTTGGTCTTGCTGCGGGTGGCCTTGCTACTCTAGATGTTCAAATGCAAGTACAAGATGATGCTGGTGCTTGGGCAAATGTTGCTGGTCTGGAACCTGTAACTCAACTAGGTGCCAAGGATACTGCCACTGCTGATGCCATTGTTTCTGGAACTAGCATTGACACTACTACGGTAGCTTACCAGACGAAGAGTTTGTTCCCTGGTGCTGGATACAACACTGGCACTAAGACCGATGGTTCTACTAGCGGAATTTCGTTTGAGGTTCTTGTAAATGGTGGAGCTAACACTGGTCTAAATGTGAATGACCTGGGCGTTGCTAATGAAACCTTCGTCGCTGGTGCCACTTCTTCTTCCTTCCTTGAGGATCAGTTGGGTACTACTTACGAAGCCAGAACGTCTGATTACATAACTGCAAACTTTGTAACTGGAACGTATACTGACGTTACCCCAACGGCTCTTACTTCTTTTGAGAAACAAGCAACCGATCTTGTTGGTTCTGTAACTATTGAAGGTGGTCAAGGTGGAGCTACTGGTGAAACGGTTAACCCACGCTTTGTAAAGCTTGTACAAGGGACTTACAACTTTGCTGGTGGTGACAGTGGTATCCCAACTAGCGACAGTGATGTGGCTACGGCGGTCATCGGTGAAACTAAATCCGATGGTGGTAAGACGGGCATCGAAGCTCTTGATGATCCGATCCTAAACGTGTCGATTGCACTAGCCCCAGGCCCAGGCGTCGGTGATATTCAAGCAATCCAAAACGGTCTCATTACTGTAGCGGAAAGGACGACAGACTTCCTCGCTGCTGTCTCGCCTCCGTATGCTGTAGGGACCACTGGTGATGCAATCAACTGGAGCAACGGTTTTGCGACTAGCAGAACGACTGCGATCAACAGTTCTTACGCTGCAATCTACTGGCCTTGGGTGAAGGTGTTCCAAGTCTTCGATGGCAAGGATCGCTGGTTAGCTCCTGAGATCTATGGTGTGCGCCAAATGGGTGTAACTGATTCGGTAGCCTTCCCATGGTTTGCTCCTGCTGGCTTTGTCAGAGGTCGCTTAACTAAACCTACGGATATCGAAGTTGTTCTTAACCAAGGTGATCGTGACTCGATGTACTCTGGTGGCAACGCTATCAACCCAATCGTCAACTTCCCGCAAAACGGTATCGCTATCTTCGGACAGAGAACGTCTCAAAGACAACCTACCGCGCTGGATAGAATCAACGTCAGACGCATGATGATCTACTTGAAGAAGGTCATTCTTGCTTCGACCCAACGACTGGTCTTCGAGCCTAACGACAGGTTCACCTGGGCCAGAGTTCAGGATCTTATCAATCCTCTACTTGCGGACATCTCGAACAACAGAGGTATTACTGAGTTCAAGGTTGTTTGCGATGAAACCACGAACACTCCGATCCGCGTAGATAGGAATGAGATGTGGTGCAAAGTTCTGATCAAGCCAACCAAGACCGCTGAGATGGTGATCTTTGAACTTAATCTAACGAGCCAGTCAGCGCAAATTAGCTAAGGAGATAAACTATGGCGCAAGCATTTTATGTAACCGCTCAAGCCGATAGAGAGAAGACGAAGCCCCTGATTTCGGAGGGTCTCGACTCGGTAAGAGCATACCAGTTTGAAATTCAGTTTAGTGAGCTTCCCCCAGCACTAGCTGCTAACGTCCCACAGGATTTCATCCTTGCGGCGAAGCAGGTATCGCAGGTAGGGATGACTGTAGAGGACATCGAAGTTAACAGAGTTAACGATAAGGTCTTCTACCCAGGTAAGGCTTCTCCAGAGGAGCTTACGGTCACCTTTGATAACCTTTACAACCGAAGCGTTTCGGAAGCTCTGTGGAAATGGTTCTCCACGATCTATGATCCGACCACGGGTAAATTCCACACTGAAATTGCTCAGGGTGCGAACAACACGTTCAAGTGTAACGCGACTATTGTTCACCTCGATTCGCGTGGTCAACCTCTGTACGAAACTCGACTCCTGGGCGTTTACCCTAAGAGTTGGAAAACCGCTGAGTTTAACTACTCGACCAACGAATTCCACACCATTGAATTAGGTCTACGCTACGACTTCATGGAACACGTTGGCAACAATGCTGCATACGGTAGTGCGCTAGCCTCTACCGTCTAAGAGACAACAAATAACTGAATAAATTCTCAGCCCAGCCTGGATCTCTCTGGGCTGGGCTTTTTCTATAATACAGTATCATGGATTATTACTACGCACTCTTGGAAAACTACGATCAGTTGAAGCGCAGAAAGTTTAAGCTATCTTTGCGTGAGGAAGAGGAAAAAGAGGGCGAAGGTATGAGTGATGAACAAAAAGCCCAAGATCTTCAATCAAAAGCGGGGCCTGATAAGGATAATCCAGCAGAGGTAAATGGAGTAAACCTATATCGTCAAGACGATAAAGTTATGG